CCGTCATGTCTATAGTTACAGGCACCGGTGGTGGGACAGGTGGTACAACCTCTTATTTCTCATCATTCTTAGCCACAACTGATAAGTCAGGAGCTCAACCATCCGCTCCTGTTACAGGCTCTGTTAGTGGTACAGTGGGACCAACAACACTTTCCACTCCGACAATTGCTAGTCATAATCACCCTCTTAGTTTTGCAAATCCGGACCCAGATAGAACGGAACCAGCAGATCGTCTTACAGGTATAAACAATCCTGATCGTTGGAACGCTGCTCAGAATGCTAGTGGTGGTCCAAATTCAGTAAATCCAGCAGGTGGAGGTGGAGCACACGCTCACCCATTTTCTGGTAGTTTATCAGGAGCAACCGCAGATGTTTCTGTAACTGTGCCCGCTGCAGACGTTAAATATGCAAACGTTATTATCGCTGCAAAAGATTAATGCCCATATTTGACCCTGACGGTAAATGTCCGTTACTTAACAAAAAATGTATTAAACATCAATGTGTTTGGTATAATATGCTTCAAGGTAAACACCCACAAACAGGATTAGACGTTCAAGAGTGGGGTTGCTCTATCGCATGGCTACCCTTATTATTAGTAGAAAATTCCTCGAAAATGGGTGGTGTACAAGCAGCCACCGAATCTTTTAGAAATGAAATGGTAAAAGGTCAAAATGTGATGAACAATATTTTAGCTGCAAATCCAAAAACTAGAAATGAAATGAAAAATATTAGTAGTCTTTTCGGTAAAATTGGTAATCATCAGAAAGCGATAGAAGAAAACAATGCAGATGCAGAGGATGAAAGTATTAGACAACTTAGTAATAATAAGGTAAAAACAAAGAAAGGAAAAAAAGATGGCAACAACAGTAAATAACACAACAGTTAATACTAGAATTACTATTATTTTTGATGCCGCTGGTGCTTTAAATGGTGATGGACCTGCAAAAGGCACAGGCAATACTGAATCAGATGTTTACCTCGACGATAACATTTATTTAAATCTTCGTTCACACACAGAAATTGATGCTAATGTTCACGCTTTACAGTGGAACGCTACCACTAACACAGGAGAACTTGAATACATTGATAACAGAGAAAATCTGTCTTTATCTTCATTTCCTCAATGGGCAACTAATGTTGTCATAAGATGTGAGGCTCAAGATTCTTGGCAAACAGCTTATGCAAATGCCATGGCGGGAGATGCAGACTCTCAAGCAAACGCTGATACAACTGCAAACACAGCAAGGGATAATTACCTTTCTGCACACAATATTACTTATTAAGTAGTTTTGTGCACAAATAGAAAATGAAAGAATATATCTTAGAAGTTAAAAAAATAATACCTCAAGTTTTTTGTAAAAAAATTATTTCTTATTTTGATAAAGATTATGTTGATGCAAGCACTACTGGATTAGGGGTAAATAAAGACGTAAGAAATTGTGTAACTCGTTCTTTATTGGACCCAAAATCTTTTGGTGAAAAAATTTGCACAAATGCAATAAAAGAAAAAATATTTCAATGTGTTGATCATTACAAAAAAAACAACAATATTAATATTGAAAAAATATCTCAACTAGATTTACTTAAATACGATGCAAACGAACATAAGGCAGGTTATGATTTTCATAAAGATTTTGGTGCTAAAGTTACAGAAAGACATCTTTCTATTTCTATTTGTTTAAATAACGAGTATGAAGGTGGAGAATTTGTTTTTGATATACCAGGTGGACACTACATTGTCCCACAAAACGTTGGAGACGCAGTTATATTTCCTTCTAATTTTATGTTTCCACATCAGGTAAACAAAATAACAAAAGGAACACGTTATGCCTTAATAGGTTGGGTAATTTAAATGGAACCAATTTTTATAAAAGAATTTTTACCGAAACAAATTTTAAACTTAGCTTACTCTTACTCAGTAATAAAATATTCAAATCAAAAAACATTTAAAATAGATAATCAAACAAAATCATTAATATCTGAACATGGTGATTTTTTAATGGAAACCTTAATGGACATGAGCACTCCTGTTGTTGAACAAAATGTAGGTAAAAAATTATGGCCAACTTATTCTTTCTTTCGTATATATGATAAAGGTTCAGACCTTAAAATTCACACAGATCGAGAGTCTTGTGAATATACGGTTGCTTTATGTCTTGGAGCAGATCCTGTAGATGAACCTTATGAAATATTTGTTGGTGAGGAAGATAAGAATTCTGATTATAAATATTTCAATAAAAAAGGAAAACTTACGAGGTGTAAAATTGAACACAAGTTTCCTATGGTGCCCAACAATGCAGTAATATTTAAAGGAATGAAAAAAATTCATTGGAGAGAAATATGCAATCACGATCATTTTATTACTGTCTTTTTACATTATGTTGATAAAGATGGTTCTTATAAAGAATACAAATTTGATAAAAGACCTGCATTAGGGTATAAAAGTTAAATGTCTTTTCTTCAAAGACCAAAAATAAATAACATATATGAAAATTTTATTGATAGAGAAGTAATTAACAACACTATTAATTATGTTGAAAAACTTGATTCAAAAATTTTTCAACCTACTTATAAATCTCAATGTTTAACAACCAATGCAGTTACCTCTAATATTTTAAATATAAATAACTTACAAGCCCTATATTTAAATATATTAAGTCATTTACACAATTATATGATCTTATCTAATTCTTTTTATCAAGGATTTATAAGTCATTCTTGGATTAACATATATTTAAAAGAATATAATCAAGAGTTTCACTCACATTTAGATTCAATATATAGACACATCTGTGGTATAGTTTACTTGTCTGACTCAGACGCAGTAACAGAATTTTATTTACATGATCGCATAGCTGTAAAACCAGAAGTTGGAAAAATTATTATTTTTCCAGATTCAGTAGAACACCGAGTAGCACCAAACGATAGTGAGCAAAAAAGAACTACACTTGCATTTAACTATAGAAAGTGTCAACAATGGCAGATATTGAATTAAAGAGGAAATAATGATTAAACCAGAAGAACTAAAAGATAAAAACTTTAAAATATTTTTAGGGATGCCAATGTATGGTGGGATGCTCACAGAGGCTACTTTACATGGTTTACTAGAACTACAATCTTGGACTCAAGCTAATAAAATAGGGATGAGAATTCAAACAATGGGCAATGAAAGCTTAATCACTAGAGCTCGTAACACCATTGTTTCTATGATGATGGATCAACAAGACTTTGTTGCAACACATTTACTATTTATTGATGCTGACATAGGTTTTACTTGGAAAAATATTGAGCGTTTACTTTGTGCAGACAAAGATATTGTTTGTGGTATTTATCCAAGAAAACACATTTATTTTGACAAAATTAAAGAAACATTAAAACAAAACCCAAATGCACAAGAAGATGAACTTGAAGCAAAAGCTTTAGGCTATAATGTTAATTTTGATGACCCACTAAATCTTAAAGGTGAGAATGGTTTCTTCCCTGTTAATGAAGCTGCAACAGGAATGATGCTTGTAAAACGAGAAGTATTTAGAACTATGTTTAAAAAGTTCCCTGAAAGAAAGTACGAATCAGATCAAATAGTCAATGGTGGATATTACAAGTCTGATAATTGTTATGATTTGTTTGCAGTGGGTCCGTACAATACACCTAAAGACGGTAAATCACAAATTAGATATTTGTCAGAGGACTATTACTTTTCAAGGCTATGGCAAGAGTGTGGTGGTAAAATTTGGGCAGACTTAGCAATGCCTTTAACTCACTTTGGCAATAGAGCCTATAAAGGTCATGTTGGGTCTTTAGTTGCTAAAAAAGAGTAATTTATATATATTGGCACAATGCCATTAGTAAATTTTAGACCAGCACCAGGCATCAATAAAGAAGTAACCGATTACACAGGCGAAGGCAAGTGGACAGACGGTGATAATGTACGCTTTTTTCAAGGATTGCCACAAAAAATCAAAGGATGGGAGAAGTTTATCTCTACCACTTTGGTAGGTGTGGCTCGTGATCAACATGCTTGGGTGGCTTTGGATGGCACAAGATATGACGCCATTGGCACAGATAAAAAGCTTTACGTAGTAGAAGAGGGTTTAGCTTATGATATTACACCTATAAGAGAAACACAGGCTCTTACCAATCCTTTTACTACCAATGCTACAACCTCGGTTGTTGTGACCGATACATCTCATGGTGCACAGAAAGGTGATTTTGTAACCTTTGATTCCTTCTCCACAATTGATGGATTAGATATGAATAAAGAATTTGAGATTACTGCAGTCGCTAACAGCGATGCTTATGTGGTGACACATACAAGTACAGCTTCAGGCTCAACTTCAGGAGGTGGTGGATCAGGTAATGCACAGTATCAGATATCAATAGGTCCTGAGCTCTCCACATCAGCTTTTGGTTGGGGAACCGATAGTTGGGGTTCTGGAACATGGGGAACTCCTTCAACTGTTTCTAATGTTACCTTAGAAGCAAGACAATGGTCATTAGATAATTTTGGAGAAGATTTAATTGCAACAGTTTTGAATGGTGGAGCTTTCCAATGGGATACTTCAGTAGGCGTAAGCACCAGAGCGACCGCAATATCAGGAGCTCCTACAGCATCTCGATTAAGTTTAGTATCTACAC